GCAGCGTTTTTAAAGACAGACGAAGGTGTAGAAATTTTTAAATCAATAGAAAAAAAGCTAAAATAGCGTAACTATTATATGTGGTATAGCCGCTAATAATAGTGGCTATACTACTATAATAAATATAAAAATATGGCGATTGACGTAAACAAAGTATATACTACTGTTCTTTCAATATTAAACAAGAAAGGTAGTGGTTATATGACACCAGATAATTTTAACAAAATTGCACCAGTAGCTCAAATAGAGCTTTTAGATAGAGCTTTTTATGAATATAATCAAGCTGTAGCTAAACAAACAAGTGGTAGAGGTGCTCAAGGTTATGGTGATATACCTAGAAAAATAATGGACAAGCTTGATCCTTTTTGTGATTTTACAAACTTGACTGTTGAAAGTTCTGGATATTTTAATGTGCCTAACTATCCTATATCAAACATTTACGCAACGCTTAGTTTAACAACAACTGATACTTTAACAGACATAGAGCGCGTAGAAAAATCTAAGCTACCGTTTTTGTTTTCATCTAAATTGACAGCTCCGTCAACTACTTTTCCAATGTATTATTATTCTGCGGACAGACTATATGTTTTTCCAGACACAATAACAAGTGTTAGATTATATTACGTGGGCAGACCGGCTGATCCGATTTGGAACTCTACGGCTGATACTACAAGCTTTGGTACACCAATATATACTTATGACTCTTTAACAAGTAGTAATTTTAGGTTACACTCATCTGATGAACCTGACTTAATATTAAGTATACTTAGACATTTTGGTGTAACTATAAAAGATCCACTAGTTATACAAACAGCTATGCAAGAAGAACAAAGTACAACTCAACTAGAACAATAATATGGGACTATTAGGAACAGTAACTGAAGAGAATTATTACAACGGTACACAAACGCTTATAGCTGATGGTTCTACAGTTTCTTTTACATTAACGTTTGATCCTTTACCTACAACAAGTCAGGTAAGAGCTTTTACAAACGATGGATCTGTTGGAGCTACTAATCAAGAGACTTTTGATTTTACTATTTCAGGATCTACTATAACATTTACTGGAGCTGCTCAACAGTTTTTAGAAAGTAATGATGTTGGTTTTGTTTTAGTACAATTACTAGATTTTGATTTTGGAACATATCAATACACTTCTATAAAAGATATTGTAGACAATTTTATGATAGCTTATGTTGGTGATGGTAAGCTTATAGATCATGTGTCTAAGTCTGATGTTGTATTTCACGCTAAAAGAGGATTACAAGAATTTAGCTATGATGTTTTAAAAACTATAAAATCTCAAGAAATAGAATTAGGACCATCTTTAGCTATGGCAATGCCTCAAGACTATGTTAATTATGTTAAAATTTGCTACATAGATAGTTCAGGCGTTAAAAGGATTATATACCCAACAACACTAACAACTACTCCGTCACAACCACTGCTACAAGATGAAAACTTTAATTATGTTTTTGACATCGATGGAAGTGCTGTTGAAACAAGTTCAGTTACTAAAGATAGATGGAGTTCGTTTGACACTAGCAATATAACTGGAGATATAGGGCCAGAAGATAGTGATTACAGATCTACAAGAGATTATGTAAGAGCTGATTATGGTCAAAGATATGGATTAAATCCAGAAACAACACAAATTAACGGGTTTTTTACAATAAATGAAAGAAAAGGTACTTTTAATTTTAGTAGTGATTTATCTGGTAAATTAATTGTATTAGAATACGTATCAGATGGACTTGGTACAGACGCTGAAATGAAAGTAAATAAACTAGCTGAAGAAGCTTTATATAAACACATCGCATATAACGTTTTAGCGGTTAAAAGAAACATATCTGAGTATATAGTACAAAGATACAAAAAAGAACGAAGAGCAGCGCTTAGAAACGCTAAGATAAGGTTATCTAACATTAAGCTTGAGCAAATAGCTCAGGTTATGAGAAATAAATCGAAAATAATTAAAAACTAGTAGATGGCTGAAGATAAAAAGACGTTTCTTCAAGGTAAAATGAATCAAGATATTGATAGTAGAGTTTTACCTAATGGAGAATACCGTAGTGCACAAAATATACAAGTTACAACATCTGAAGACTCTGACGTAGGTTCAATACAAAACGTGGTTGGTAATTCTATTGTTAAAAACTTAGACACAGAGTTTTTGCAGTATAGTAACTTAGAAACTATTGGTAGTTTTTTTGACGAAAAAGATAATAGAATATTTTATTTTGTTACAAATTATACTTGTCCTGACGCTGGACTTCAAGGTTTAGTTGGTGACGAAGACGGACCATCAACTGCAGATCAAGCTACTAATAACAATGATTTGTTTTGTGGTATATTTGTAGCTACAAACGCTAGTGGATCTGGTTTACCTACAATTACAAAGCTAGTTTCTGGGCTTTATTTAAACTTTAGTAAAACACATAGAATAACTGGTGTTAATTTATTAGAAGATTTATTGTTTTTTACAGACGGTTTAAATCAACCTAGAAAAATAAATGTATCTATAGCTGCAAACAACCCACAGCATTACAATGATGAAATAAAAATTAGCGTAGCTAAGTTTGCACCTTTCATGCCACCGTTGTTATTAGATTACAATACTACAACTTTAAATGGTAATGTTCCAACTTCAGGTACAGAAGGTACATCTACAATGGAGTTAAGCTCTCAAAACAACTTTCCAGAAGACTTTTTAAGAGAAAAATTTGTTAGATTTTCATATAGATATAGATTTATAGACGGTGAATATTCTACAATAGCACCTTTTACACAAATATGTTTTATTCCAAAAACTACTAGTTATAACGGTACTGATTTACAAAAAATATTTAGAAAAGGTGAGGTATATTTTCAAGATGACAATGGTGTTGGCGATGGTATGGTTAATGATGTTACTGCTGTAGATTTAAATATTATATTACCTTCAAAGAAAATTAGAACAGATTTAGACATAAATGCTATTGAAATACTATTTAAAGAGTCTGATAATAATCTAATAAGAGCTGTAGAGTTAAAAAGTTTACAAGACGCAGATAGTAGCACTGGAGTTTACACTTATAAATATAAATCAACTCTACCTTATAAAACACTACCTCAAAATCAATCAACAAGAGTATATGATAATGTACCATTAGCGGCTAAAGCACAAGAAATAGTTTCTAATAGAGTTGTTTATGGTAATTACATAGAAAATAGAAAGCTGCCTAATAAAAGTTTAGGAGCTCCAGGTTTAAATTTCTCTGTAGGTTTAGATCATAAATATGATGTTGATAATTTTGCTGGTAACGCAGATTTTAATAATTACTATTTACATAAAGAATATCCTTTTCACTCTATAAAACAAAGAAGAACTTATGAAATTGGTGTAGTTTTATCTGATAAATTTGGAAGACAGTCACCAGTATTAACTTCTATAAATGGCAATAGCTCTATTGAAGTTAAAGCTAAAGATGAAGATTTTAATAGTAGCTCTTGGGACTCAGGTGATTCTAATAATAACAACTCTAGTGGAGGTGTAATATCTAACAGCTCGCCAGGCAATGGTTCTTATTGTGGCGATGCGTTAACTATAACTTTTAACGAAGCTATACCTAATCCTTATGCTAGAGGAACTTTTATACCTATAAACAACGTAGGTTCTACAATAACCTATACAAATAGTGTTTATAAAACTTTATTTTCTTCTTCAGTTTATATAAGTGGTATTATAGGTAATTTGTTTTATTATTCTAGTACAGGTATACCTAATGCTTCAGAAACTGACTTCTTTTATTTAGATGCTACGTTTAATACTGTTTTAACAGGTTATACTGAAGTTTATCATAGATTAAGTTATAGCGTACCTACTCCAGGTGTAACTGTTATAAATAAATATATTTTAGATTTTAACACAGGTGAAATACTTCAGTTTACTAATGTACAAGAAAGTATATATCAAAACGCATTGCTAGGTAGTTCAGAGCCTATTTTAGTAGCTAACAGTGGCGCTACAAATAATAACTCGCCTTTAACAATGACTGTTACGCCTTACCAAACATTAGTTAATCATTCGACTTTTGGAGACGTATATCATTTATTAATAACAGGATTTTCTACAACAAATGCTTTTAGTGTTGGTGATTACTTAAAAGGACAAGACAGTGATTTTGTTGAAATAGTTGGAATAACAGACGCAGGTAGCTCACCTCCTTTTGATCAAGGTTTTAATATATTTACAGAAGGCCCAGCTTCTTTACTTTATCAAAACTACACGGGTTCAATAAGTTCTCCTACTTATAATAATCCTGAGACTTACAGTTTTTATAAATACAATATAACACCACATGGTTGGTATTCATATAGAGTTGTTGTAAAACAACCTGAACAAGAGTATTACAATGTTTATTCACCTAATATTATAACTTTTGATAACGGTACAGATCAAGATAAAACTTATGTACCTATTATAGGTGATAGTATAAATAAAATTACAAGAGACAGAGAGTTTGCTAACACACAAGAAGTTGGTTTAAGTACTAGTAAAAATATAATATATCCTAAAGTAATACCAAGTTCTACTGACAACGCTACAAGCTCGCAAAGCGATGCAGGCGTACTAGACGTTATAAGTATAGGTACTACAAGCGAACAAGGTCTTAAAAATGACAATGATGACTCATTAGCATTTATATACGAAACAAGTAAAAATCCATTAGTAGCTCAATTACCTTATGGTAATAACACTGTTAATATAGGTAAAGAAGTTAATGTTGGATTTGCAGGTAATGTTCAAAATATAAGTCACACAAACACAGGTAGCGGTGGTAGCATAGAGCTTAAAAAACAAAGTAAATTATTAACTTGGGAAGATAGCAATTCAGGCAATCACTCTGCTTATGCTGATAGTTTTCAAATAGGTAATTATTTAAAAGGTAAAAATAAAGATCTTGTTAAAATAATAAAATATGAAAAAAGCAGTAACGTTTTTGAAGTTACTTGTGATGGACAAATTGATGAAGTGTTTTTAGGATTTAAAGCAGATGAAAATCCAATAACTTTAGCTGTAAGATATTATGAGTACAAATATAACGCTCAAGATAAAATATCTATATTAGAAACAAAACCTTTTGAGTCTACGTTAGATATATATTATGAAACTTCAACAGCAGGCTTAATACACGAGTTAAATGAAGCTGTTGCTTTTCCAACAACTGTAAAATCTATAGAGTTAATTGATAAAAACTTTTCAGAAGGTGTTCAGTATTTTAATTCTGTTGGTGCTTTTACTAATAATAAAATAGCTACTTTAAAACTAATAGATCAGTTTGACAATGAATTAACTTTTGGTACAGCTGCAAATCAAATATCTACAGTTGAAATATTACAACAACAAGGTATATTTCATGTAAACAGCAACGGCGCTGGACAAATAGTTGATGTTGATAGATTTGAAGTTATACTTGATACAGACGATAATAAATATAAGTTAAGACCAAAAACTGGTACAGGTAACTTTGTTTATTATCCAGATCAATATCCTGTAGAATATAACTTTATATTTAAAGTTACTAATCAGTCAGATGAAGTAGAAAACATAGTTGTAAACGGTTTGCAATTAGAAAATGTAACACCTGTAATTACTAATGGTAATTTTGGTGGAGTTGCAGCTCCTAGCTCTACACCTTTTCACACAATAACAGCTAATAATGGTCATGTTGATGTAGATACAGATGCTTCACAGTTAGGTTTGTTTTTTGTTGATTCAAACAATGGAGGAAGTACAAACACGTTTTCAAGTGGTTATATAGAAAACTCAGATGGCACTGTAACTATATCTAACGCAGCTATTGGTCAAGAAAATCCTAATGGAACATATTTGCAAGTTAATTCTTTTAACGCACTTAGAGATATTAATAACAATAACTATGTTATACCTGAGTTAAGATTAAATAATCAAACAGGTGAAATAACTTTAAACGAATTGTTTAGAGGTCAAGCTAGTTACACTGTTAGTGTTAGAGTTTTAGACTCTGACGATGAGAACTTAAAAAATGGAGCAGCTGAAGCTGATTCAAGTGTTGGTGGTAAATTTACTGATCACATATTTACAATAAATATAAATAGTGGTTTAGTAGTTTTAGAAGCTAGTGAAGGTGTTACAACTTTTACTGACGGTGAAATAACTGTAAATGAAACGCCTCTTGGTGATATATTCCGTCAATCCACTGACTACACTTATACAACAGCTCCGGCTACACCAGGTGGTTTACCGGTTCAATCAACTATTGCAACAGGTATAAACGATAACTTTAATAACTATTGGACACACTCTAGAACTTCAGAACAAATAGCAGAAGGTATGCTTGATTTAAATATAGACGACGTAGGTGTGTTTTTATTTTCTTTTAATAGAACAAGAGAAGGTAATGAAACTTCTGGTCCAAGGCTTGAAAAAGTAGCTTATGCTGTTAAAGTAAATTCTAATACTAGTACTTTTGAAATAAACAAGTACATTAAAACTTTTCAAGGAGTATCTGCACTAACAAGTGGCAATTTTGACGCTAGAACTACAGTTTGTTTTAACCATTGGTTAGCACAAAGTCACGGTGGTATATATATAACTAGAAGAGGTCAAATACTTGATTCTGGAGGTGAAGTTACTTCTGGAGATATAGAAGATATGGTTACTACAGGTTGTGATATTGATGGCACAGGTAATAGCCATCAAGAAAGTATAAGTCTTTTATCTGATGTTGCTGTTGTAGATCCAAACGAGTTATTTTTTACACCAACAGAACCTGGTTTTGGTTTCTATGGTAATGGTCAAAACGCTTCAACAGGTTCTTGTAAAGTTTATGGAAGTGGTGGAACAGAAGAAACAGAAAGAATAGCTAAACCACAAGAAAGAGTACAGTCTGAAAATAATATAATAATCAAAGCAAAAGATACTTTAGATTTAAACAGTATAACATTTAATGTTTTATATGAAATATCATTACCCGAGGCAACCTATGGTAATAATATTTTTAATGGTCAAGTTTTAGAAGGACTTGATTTAGTTAGAGTTTTTCTATGTAGAAAACAAGATTAATAAGTAATAGTATAATATGCCTATATCATTAAAAATAAAATATTTTAATACCTTTATATTAAGACAAGAGCCAATAGTTACTACAGCTGTAGTTGCCAATGCTACTAATGATGGTGTAGCGGCGCCTAATACAGCTTTAGCTGCTAGTACTAGCGTTGAACTTACTGCATCTAACAGTGCAATACTGCCTGATATGCTTATACATGGTCCTGGTATTGAAGAAACAACTACAATAACAGGTGTCGCTGGTACTACTTTAACTATAAATCCTGCTAGAAAAATAGAAAAAGGTGTTACTTTAACAATATCAAGAGCAACGGCTTATCCGGTTGATTCTAGCGGTGTGCCTGAAGACTTAGCGGCTAATAAAGAGTGGCACGTGGAAGAGTCTAGAATAAAAGGTGGTTTTAATGAAAAAACTGTAGACTTTGGTGCTAAAGCATATTTAGTTGATAAAAAATATGATAGAAATCATAGAAAAAATGCTATGATATATTCTGGAATATTTAATTCTAGAACAAGTGTAAACGATACAAATCAGTTTTCTATAGGTGAAAATATTACTAAAGCTGTTGACTCTGCATATGGATCTATACAAAAACTTTACGCAGAAGATACTAACATGCTTATATTTCAAGAAAATAAAGTGCATAATGCTTTAATAGATAAAGACGCTATATTTACAGCTGAAGGTGCATCTATATCTACATCTGGTAAAATTGTTATTGGACAAATACAACCTTATTTAGGTGAGTTTGGTATTGGTACAGATCCTGAAAGCTTTGCTGTTTATGGTTTTAGAAAATACTTTGTAGACAGAGACAGATCTGCTGTTTTAAGGCTATCTAGAGACGGTATTACAGAAATATCATCATATGGTATGAAAAGCTTTTTTAGAAAGCATTTAAAAATATCTAACAGTGTTTTAGGTATGTATGATATGCATACTAAGTCTTACGTTTTAAGTCTTGGACTTACTTCTGATGTAAATCAAAATAAACAAACACATGTAAGTAAAATAACTTCTACTACTTCTGAGTCTTCTAGAGAAAAAGTTATTAAAATTAAAAAAGCAGATATAAATATTGTACCAGGTATGCGTGTAAAAAGTAATAACACTGGTAATAAAATTATTCTTGTTACAAACGCTGTAGACGCTACAGGTTTAGCTGCTACTGAGCAGTCTATGATGCCTATACAAACTCCAACAACTATGATGTCTCCAATAGAGGCGTCA